ATGGCTGGCCATTCAGGGCATAGAAACACAGCGCATGGAGCCCCGGATAGTTTTTGCGAGTGATTTATGAACGGATTAACAATCGCTCCTGTCTCAAATAAACTTGGCCGCGAGTTCGTGGCTCAATACCATTATGCCGTCATCTGCCCGCCTATCACCAAAATTACCTATGGCCTATTTCAAAACGACAGACTGGTCGGCGTCGCCTTATGGGGGTTCGGCACCCGGCCCATGCATACCATCCGCAGGATGTTCCCCTCACTGGGAGTAAGCAATTATCTGGAGCTGAACCGCTTCTGCGTTCTAGACGAGATGCCGCGCAACACCGAAAGCGTGTTCTTAAGCCTGTGCGCACAACAGATAAAAAAAGACTTCCCGGAGGTAAAACTCCTGTTCAGTTGGGCCGACGGGCTGCGCGGCAAGCCCGGCTATGTCTATCAGGCGGCCAGTTGGCTTTACGGTGGCTTTATCAAGAGCCAGTTTTACAGCACTGCTGACGGAGAGGTCGTGCATCCCCGGCTGCTGATAACCCGTTACGGCACAAGAACGAACGGTTTTACCCGGAAACTGGGGCTCAAAAAAATCAGCGGCTATCAATTCCGGTACTGCAAGTTCATCTGCTCCCATAAAGAGCGCAAAGCATTATTACGGGAATCTCCGTTCAACTGGGGTGCCGCTTATCCCAAACACAAAGATTTGTTGTGGCATATAAACGCGGAGGAAGAGTCAAGAGTGACTCGTGAGGCTCCCAGCTTCAAGAGGACGGTGCAATTCCGTCACTCCGCTCCAATTTCCAAGGAAGGCGGTCTATGGGAATAAGGGAACGGCTCATTAGTGCGCTATTCGGCAGCGTCATTCGCGACGAGGTTCAGAAATCCTCCAAGCAGATGATCTCGCATATAACAGGCCTACCGACCTCCATTGAGGGCATCCTGCCGGATATAGATTTCGAGATTTTCAACCAGATGTACGAGCAGACTTCGTTCGTGCGTGCCGTTGTGGGCGTGATCTGCAAGGCCGTGACCGCCCGGGGATATTCTTTATCACCGGCCAAAGCGAACACAAACCCCAACAACGCCGAGATATTGCAGGAGTTCTTCGCCAACTGCAATCCCAACGACACTCTCTTGGAAATACTGGACGATATTGCCCGCGACGTTTATGTATTCGGCAACGCGTTCCTTGAAATAGTCTATGGCGCTGACGGCAAGCCACGCGAACTATGGAATCTTGACGCCACTTCAATGCGGGTCCAGGCGGACGAACACGGTTCTATTACGGGATACATCCAGGCTCCGAGGAGCCAGTCGGGAAAGGTCGAATTCAAACCCAGAGAAGTTCTTCACTTCAAACTGGGAACCAAGGGGGCTACCCTATACGGCCTTTCCCCGCTGGCTTCGTTGATCCTTCCGGTGACCGTTGATAAATACGCGCAGATTTATAATCGAGCGTTCTTCATCTCCGGCGCGAAAATCCGGGGCGCGTTCATCATGAAGGATGCGACGCCGGAACAGGTAGAGCGAAACCGCGAGTATATGGCGGCTAGAGCGAAAAACCCGGACCTGGCGCATTCCGATTTAGTTCTGGAAGGCGACATCGAATTTAAGCAGATAAGCACGACGCAGAAAGACATGGAGTTTCTGGAACTCCGGGAGTTTACCCGGAACGAGATACTGGCCGTCTACGGTGTGCCGCCCAGCAAGGTGTCTATTATCGAGACAGGCAATATCGGCGCGGGCACCGGCGAGCACCAGACAGCAACGTTTTACGACGAAACTATCTCCCCCTTCCAAATGCGGCTGGCGGAGAAACTGACAAAGCATATCATCCGCCAGGGCTTCGGCATCAACGACTGGTCGTTCCAGTTTAATAAACGCGCCATAGACGAGAAAGACCAGGCCGAGATATTCAGTCTATACCTGCAGAACGGCGTGTTCAGCCCCGACGAGGTGCGCAGGATAGTGGCTCCGCGCATGCCGGAAATGCAGAAGTCCTTTAATCCAAAAGATGCCATCGTTAGTTCCACCCGAGCGGTAGTCGCGCTGGAGGGTAAATTCGTTGACGCGGTGAAGGCCATATTCCGCAAAATAGGCGAGGTTATTAAGGCCAAACTGCCGGGCCTCAAGCGTGATGGCGACCTTGAGGTGCTGCTCCAATTGGTGGACAAGGATAAGATTGCCAAAACCATAGAACGCTTCGCACTGGATTCCGCATATAAAGGGTTGGAACTATCGGCACAGCGGGCCGGGCTTGAGAGTGTTAAGGATTTAAGCCACTCGGTCCGGGAGAAGCTCCAAACCGAGGCTTCGACACTGGCCTATGACTTAAGTCGCGGCATGGTGGACCGGCTCCGGGAAGAGCTGTCGGCCGGTATCAGGGCCAATGAAACTATCCCCCAGCTTATGAAACGGATTGACGCATGGGTTGGCAGCCAGACTATCACGATAAGACCGGTTCTGGACGCCGAAGGGAATATCGTCAGGGCGGCCGGCAGCCGGGTGATCGGCAAGAATGTCCTAGCCGAGGTTATCGCCCGGACGGAAGCCAACCGCGCCTATAACGCCGGGAACCTAGACGCGCTCAAACAAGCGGGTGTTCAAAAAGTCCAATGGCTGCTGGCGAGCGATGCCTGTAAAGAATGCGCAGACCTGGCCGAAACCGGACCCGGCGAAAAACTCGGCAAGATCATGACCTTGGATGAAGCGCAGGACGTACTGCCAGCCCACCCGAACTGCCGCTGCACCTGGGTCACTGTACTGGAGGAGAAATGACGACTGAAACAGCGAAAATAAACTTTGCGGACTACGGACAACTGTTCCGCTCGGATCCGGCGAAGCTACCGGATCAGGACCTCTTGGCGCTGGATTTTATCCTGCACAGGGCATGGGCCATGCTGCAGGCAGGGCACAAGGTTTTCGACGAGGCCACTCTTTGGGACGCACAGGATATTTTGACGTTGCATATAATCGTTTTCCAGGAGATGTCCCGCCGGGGATTCCAGCATTCCGTTCAGGACGCCTTGCAGACCCAAACCCTGGCCGTCATAGCCGACGAAGCCGATGTTGAAGCAGAACAGGATGCCGAAAAAGGCGTAAGGCAGGCCTTCGGCTCATACGGCGGTAAGCGCTTCCTGGCTCACAGGATAGCGTCGTATATTCCACATCACCGCACCTATGTCGAGCCATTCGCGGGCGGCGCGGCCGTCTTATACGCCAAGGACCCGTCGCCGCAGGAAGCGCTCAACGACCGCGACCCAGAGATAGCCTTCATGCATAAATTCATCCGGGATCACAGTCAGGAGGACCGCAACGCCCTCGCCAAGCGAGAGTGGACTATCCTCCGGGAAACCCATGAGCGCCTAAAGGCTATGAAACCTGAGACGGACCGGGACAGGTTCTACAAGGCGTTTTATCTGACACGGTCGTCCTATGGAAAGATGCGCGGCGGTTCATTTAACCCCGCCAACGAGGGCGTAAAAATAGACTTCCCGAACACAGTGGAACGGGCGCAGGCCCGGCTGCGCAACGTTGCGGTCAGCAACAAGGACTACTTGCAGGTGCTGAAGGACTATGACAGTCCCGACACGTTCTTTTACATGGACCCGCCCTACCCGGACAAGTTCAACCTCTTTGATTTCGGTTTCAAGGAAGAGGACTTCCTGAAAGCCGTCAAAGGCCTCAAAGCAAAATGGATCGTTTCATACCCATCTGAACACGCCAAAGTTTTTAAAGGCTACCACGTCTATATCGTGAAACGCCGGAACCAGATGAAGGGTCCTGGCGGGAACAAAGAATGGGTGACGGAGATGATGGCTTCCAATTTCCCACTGAAGCCGGTGCATCTCTACATAGAAAAGGATGTATTGCCAGAGCCAGAGTCAGTAAACCAAATGCCTGCGATTTTCCCCCATTTGGCTGACTCATTGGAAAAGATACGCGGCGCGTTCAAGAGTCCTGGCGGAAAATACCGGCTATACAAGAAGATCATCGCGCTCATCCCGGAGCATAAGACCTTCGTGGAAGGATTCTGCGGCGGCGCACAGGTGTTCTTTCATAAGAAACAGTCGGACACGGAGGTGATAAACGACATCAACTCCGACCTCATATTCGCCTACCGTTTTATCAAAAGCATGTCGCCGGAAGATTTAGACTGGCTCAAAAAACAGTACTGGACAATCTCAAAGGCGCACGCGAAGAAAGTATTCAAGTCAGTGCCCAAGACACCACGCGAGCGGTTTTACCGGATAGCGTATCTGAACAAGGCCACCTACTGGGGGCGGACCGATGTGCTGGAAGGCGTGCGCAATCGCGGCTCAAGCGGCGAGGGGATGCCGATAAGGCTGGTCGACCATCTGCCGGAAATACAGGACCGGCTCAAAAGCACACGGCTCCACTCGTGGGACTGGCAAGACGTCATCAAGGAATACGACTCGGACAACACGTTTTTCTACCTGGACCCGCCTTATCCCATCCACTGGCCCAAGGAGGGCGGGAGGCACGGTTCCAAATTCTTCAAAGAGGAAGATTTAATCCCGACGCTTAAGCGCATCAAAGGTAAGTTTATCCTGAGCTATGAACTGGAAAAATTAAGCCTCTTCAAAGGGTTTAAGACTTACCGCGTAAAAACCATGTGGACCGGCATGCACCAACTGGGCGCGAGGAATAAATACGAACTGCTTGTCTCAAACTTTACGCTTAAGCCGGAAAATATTTACTTCGAGAAAATCCAGGAACCCGGAGGTGACGACGGGGTTATTGGCACACCGCCGCCCTCGTAAACTCTTTAAAAAGCTCTATGGACTGTCGGCAATCTATACATTAAAATTGGAGGTGGGTATGCAAACGCAAAGTGCGGAACCCTTGGAGAGCAAATTCGACTCGCTTTTAACCGAGCTTCGGCGGGAGCGATTCTACGGCACACTGGAAGCGCATTATCAGGACGGGCGGCTTGTGCGGGTCAAGAAGCACGAAACTGTTATCGTAAAGGACATGCATAACTTGAAGGAACAATAGTCTCTTAGCGCTGTCGAACTGAGTCGAAGCGCTGTTGGTCCCGGCATCATCGGGACCGGCAGCGCTTTTTTATTTGGGATAAACATGAAAACACAAACCATACTACCGGAAAAAGTCGGATTCTCGTTCCCGGTCCAGGTATTGAAATATGCCGAGGAGGCCGGTGAGTTCCACGTTGTCGGTTATGCCGCCACCACAGACTTTGATTTACAGGGCGACATAATCACCGAAGAGGCGCTCAAAGCGTCGTCTCTCGACCTGCTCAAAAACTCCACCGTCTTACTTAACCACGACATGAAATTGCCGATCGGCAAAGTGACCAAAGTCGAGTTCGATAAGCATGGCCTATTGATAGACGCGCTTATCTCCAGCACCGAGCCGGACATCATCCAGAAAATAAAGGAGGGCGTACTCAATAAATTCTCCATTCGCGGGCAGGTCTTGGAACGGGAAAGGCAGTTCTCCCCGGAACATGACCGCATGGTCAACATCATCCAGCGCATGAGCCTGGTGGAAGTGTCCCTCGTATCCGTTCCCGCGAATCCGGAAGCCAAAGCCATCGGATGGTACATAGCAAAAGCGCTCAGCGAAACCACAGAACAAGGAGACAAACCAATGCCAGACGAAGTGATTATAGAGGAAGTTCCCCCTCAAAGCGGAACGCCAGCCAGCGAAGCGCCTGCGCCGGAAACTGCGGCCGCCAGTCCGGAACCACAGAAGCCGAAAGCGCCTGCGCCTGAGGAAAAGCCCAAAGACGCGGACACGTTCGCCCAGGTGCAGTCACAGAAGCCCGCAGAGATCCAGAAGGCCGATAAGGGCGTAATAAAAACCCAGCTTGAACCGGCGTTCGTGCTGCTCGACAAGCTGATAGCACTGGGCGGACCGACCGCCGCTATCGCCCAGCAAGTAAAGGCTCTGCTCAAGCAGCTGGCCGGAGACCCTGTCCCGCCTTATCAGGCGGTAGCCAAAACGATCAGTGCGGACGATTTAACGCAGCTGATAGCCGGGGAAGTGGCCAAGCAGGTGGAGGCCGCTATCAAGGCCGTCCCGACCTTACGGAAAGGGATCATCCAGACGGATGCCGCCGCAGAAGAAGTCAGGAAACAGTTCGACAGCCTTCCGCCGGACAAGAAACTCCGCGCGGCCTTAGCCTTACAGGAAAGCAAATAGACTTCGGAAAGCCTTTATTTAGGAGGAATTACAAATGAATGACTTAAGCCAGTTGAAGAAAGCTCTGGACATGGCCAGCGCGGGTGGAGCCTTGCAGCAGCCCATGATCGACAAGGTTCTGCAGGAACTCATCGAGGTAAATAACCCACTGCGCGTGAATCTGCCGCGCAAGCCGGGTGCGGGCTCAGCGTGGGTCTTAAACCAGCGCACCTCCCGGGGCGCGGGTGCCGGGTTCGTAACCGACACGGAGGAACCGGCTGAAACACAGGGGACTTACGTCCCTAAGTCGTTCCCTTACGCCACTATCCTGGACCGCAGAAAGGTTACCAGGAAGCTTCAGGCCGTGGGTAAGTCGCTGCTGGACGTAGAAGCCGAGGAAGTCGAGAACGGCCTGCAAAACGTGCGCGATTCCGAGGAGAACGCGCTGATAAACGGCGACGCTACCGTCAACCCCAAGCAGTTCAACGGCCTGCGCAAGCTCATCCCGACGGGCCAGGTGGCGGTTGCCGGAGCGAACGGCGCGCCTTTAAGCCTTGAGCTCCTGGACGCAGCCATCGACCTTAACCGGGGCAACCCCGGCATGATGATAATGTCCAAGAAGGCCAACCGCAAGCTGAACAGCCTGCTTCAGGCGCAGCAGCGGTTCACGGACACGATGGAAGTCAAAGGCGGCTTCCGGCTGCAGAGCTATAACGGCATCCCCATCTTCCGGTCCATCTGGATATCGGACGCGCAGACGCAGGGGACGGCCAACAACTGCAGCGACATCTTCATCCTGGACACCAGCGCCGTGTGGGTGGGCGAACTCACGCCGCTTAACATGGTGAGGCTCGCGCAGAAATCCTCGCAAGGCAGCGAGTTCGACATACTCGAGGACATCACCCTGGTTCTGGCCAACGACATTAAAGTGTCGCGGCTGGCCGGTGTAACCATCTAAGGAGGCCGGATGTTTAAGCTCAA